GTACTGGACGGGTAACCTCTACAGCTTCGCCAACGTGTTCATCCAGCGTACCGACAGTCATGCCCAGCGCGAGGTCCAAGAGGTCGCTCACCAGATCGGTGAGATCATCGAACCCCTCTTTCCTGTTAGCTGGGCTGCTCTGACGAGATGAAGAATGGTGAAACTATAGGCTCCCTTATCCCGTGGTGCTGCACCTATTTTATTAAAGGACAAGCCTACGGGATAACACTTTACGCCACCGATCCAGATCAAATCGAAAGGGATTGGGGCATCAGGGTCGACGGCCGGCTAGTAGGGATCTACCCGACATGAATACTGCACCTACACGCATATGGGCCGTGGATGGCGAAACCCCCTATTACTATGAGGAAGGGGAAGAGCGGCCGGCAGAGGTAACAGAATATGTGCGTATTGATCTGCACCAAGCCCGCATCGCGGAGTTGGAGACTGCGCTAGAGCGGTGGAAGTCCATACAAGCAAATGAGGCTTGGGAAGCCAACCAAGTTTGGAACGCCGCGCTGGAGGCGGCGGTGGATGCGGTGCAAGAAAATATCTTTAACCTGCGGAGCCCTGACCCCGACGGCGGGCACGTCATCTATGCACGAGACATCATCCGCGCCCTGAAGAAGAAGGAGGGGGAGTGATGACTGACGCACCTGAGAGGGTTTGGGTTTCGGGGACGGAAAGTAGAGAACGTTGGTGGCACAGTGATGATTATGAACCGGCAACAGAATACGTCCACGTTGATATTTATGAAGCCCAAGCCGCCGAAATAGAGCGGCTGCGGGGGTTGCTACGGGCAATCATAGAAGCCGACGAGCGAGGACAGGGACAGCCTTTTGCCGAAGCTATGCAAAAAGCCCGCGCCGCGCTCGGGGAGGACGGGTAGCATGATTTGCGACGTTTGCCACGGCGACGGCATCATTTGGAAGCGGGCGCGTTCGGGCAAATACCAGCCGACAGGCCAATGCCCCGAGTGCCACGGTTCTGGCGTGACCAACTGCGGCCGTGGCCACCAGCCCACCGACAGGGACAAGGAAATCGAGCAGGTGCGGGATGACTAACCCCGCCCCTGAGTTGTGAGACGGCACATATAAGAAGGGAAAGAAGGCGAAACCCCAGAAGCCGTGAAGTTGCGGTGATGAACGGCGTTAATTACCCCGGCCCTCTGGCTGGGGTTTTTCTTTATTACCTTTCTTGTGGCCGCTTCATGGTTTTGTTCTTGTGGTTGCCGGGTATCCATCCAATTCCGGCAACTCCACAAATTCCGTACACTTGAAACTGTTTGTTTTCAATAGCTTGCCTCAACAAAACCTATGTCAGGTCGAACCTCGCAATGGTATCATATCCCTAGCGTTTTCAAGAGCTTGCGGGGCAGTTTTTTAGCCAAAATCCAAGCCTTTTCGGCCACCGGCCCGTAGACAAACGCCTTTGTTCGTGTATTATTGGCGACATGTACAGCTACCGTGAGCAGCGTGATATCCTCGACGCCGTGAAGCTGCGTGAAGGACAGCAGAGGCGTATTGACTGCCCGTTTTGCGGCGGTCGGAAGACGATGTCCGTCTCTCGGCGGGGGGGACGTCGCCTGTGGAATTGTTTCAAGGCGTCGTGTGGCTCCCGAGGAGTGGCCGGCGCTGAGATGGACGCAGACACGATTCGCCGCCGTCTGGAAACTGACCACGAACGCCAAAGAGTACGTCAGGCGCCGGATATCCCGCAACACCTCTCCCGGCCGGAACACCACGAAGACGTTCTGGCCTACCTTGAGCGGGTAAATTCGAGTTGGGCGTATGAGAATGGTTTGGCGAAGATTCGCTACGCGCCTGCCGAAAACCGAGTTCTGTTTTTCTTCCCCGAGGACCGCGGCGCTATTGGCAGATCGTTGGACGGCTCCACGCCCAAGTGGAAGGCCTACGGGGACACCTCCGGCCTGTTCACTGTTGGCTCTGGGCCGACCGCCGTTCTGGTCGAGGACGCGGCGTCCGCGTGTTCTGTCGCAAGGTTCATGGATTGTTCTGGTTGCGCCCTATTAGGAACATCTCTACGTTCTGAACAGAAGACACAACTAAGGGCATACCAAAGAGTAGTTATCGCCCTAGATAAGGACGCCTCTAGAAAGGCCGTGTCCATGAAACAGAAACTGGACGGAAGGATGCCGACGTCGGTGTTGCTGCTGGAAGAAGACCTAAAGTATGCCGGCGCGGATGAACTGGAGAGGAGCCTTACATGAAAGCCCGTGGAATTATCCTTATCGACTACGAACTCCCGGGCGGCTTTCACGATGCCGCCGAGGAGCAGGAGCGCCTCGAAAAGGCGATGGATGAACTGACGCGCGGAAATCCGCGTGTGAAGTACCAGCAGTGCGTGATCAAAGAACGCCGTGGCGAAGGCCACCCGGACATTCGCAACTTGAAGATCCGCACGTCGTAAGAAAAACTGCATAGCTGCCCAGACAGGCCCCCGATTTCTGTATCGGGGGCTTTTCTTATGTGTTCTCTTGTGGTAGTCAACTTACCTTAAGAGTTCACTAAGAGGCAACGCGATGCTAGACACGAACATGCTGAAGTCGCTCCTAAGCAACGACTTCTACGTGTCCAACAAGGACAAGCTGAAGCCAGACCTTTTTTCAGAAGACTTCCGCGAGGTGTTTGAGGCAGCGGCCGAGGCACATGAAAAGTACCTGCATGACCTGACGCCAGACGAGGTTCTGACGATCTGGCGTCTGCGGAACCCTGTAGCCACGCGCGCGGAGCAGGCAGAGATCGAAGACGCTGTCGATCAGGTACGAAAGGCAGAGCCTATTAGCGAGGACATCGCCGCAGACACCATCGAGGCCCTGTGGAAGCGCTATATCGGCAAGAGCATCGCCACGCTAGGCCTAGAGGTCAGCGAAGGCAACGACGAGGCCATGAGCCGCCTTCAAAGGGTTCTGGAGAGGCATGGCGAAGGTTTCGCGGGGGATGACTTTGGCGAGCCTACGACGCAAGACCTTGATGAACTTCTTGTCGACATGGGCGACGACGCCCGTTTCAAGTTCCACGTCGAGACACTGTCCCGCCACGTCTACGGTATCGGCCGCACGGAATTCGGCATCATCTTCGCGACACCAGAGACTGGCAAGACTGCCTTCGTCGTCAGCCTAGCCTGCAGCCCCGGCGGGTACGTCGATCAGGGCGCTAGGGTGATGATGCTGGGAAATGAAGAGGCTACGAAGCGGACGGTGATCAGGGCGTATTCCGCTGCGACTGGCCTGTCCAAGGAGCAAATCTTCGACGACCGCGAAAAGGCGAAGATGATCTACCGCGCTCGGATGAAGGATCAGTTGATATTCAAAGACACGCAGGAGTGGGATCTCGACAAGATCGACGCCTACATCGCCCGCGAAAAGCCTGACGTTGTTTTCATAGATCAAGCCGACAAGGTGGCGATCAAGGGCCGATTTGATGCCAGCCACGAACGACTGCGTGAGTTGTACAGGCGTCTGCGGGAAATGGCTAAGAAGCACGACTGTGCGATCTGGGGCGTGTCTCAGGCGTCCAACGACGCAACCGGAAAGACGCGGATTACCTACGACATGATGGAAGGGTCGAAGATCGGCAAGGCGGCGGAAGCTGACCTGATTGTCGGCATCGGCAAGCATGCCGGCGAAAGCGAGAGCGACGAGCCTGACACCGCCCGCTTCCTGACAATTTCCAAGAACAAGATTAGCGGCTGGCACGGCACCCTGATCTGCACCATCCAACCGGAAATTTCGCGCTACGCAGAATGATGGAGGGCAAGATGAACGACATCAAGATAACGAACGAACATATCGAGATACCGCTGTCCAGTGACGCGGCGGACAGTATTGTCCTTGAAGCTTTGAAAGACACCAAGAGACTGATCTTGGGCAGCATCGAAAACGACGCGGAGTATCTGCGTCAGTACTGCGCGGACCCATGCATTCCCGGCTTCATCCAAGAAAACATGCAGAACAACGCCCGGTACTTACACGCAGTCAACACGATGCTGGAGTACTACGGATGGTAAGTCTCGAAGACATCAAACGCCTCTGGCAAGGGGACGATGAGCCTAAGGATGTGGCGGATTTCTTCGGTCTAACGCCGGAGGAGGAAGACAAGGCTGGCCGCACCCGTACTTCGTGGACAACATTCTGGCGGTGGCTGGGGGGACGATGAAGGCCATAGTACTGGACTTGGAGACCTCCGTCCAAGACGTGGGCGGGGAAACGGACAACTCACCCTATAATCCCGACAATTTCTGCGTTTCCGCACACTGGAGGATTGTGGACGAGTTGGGACAAATCGGAGAAGCGCAGCGCCTAGTATGGAACCACGCAGAGAAAGCCGCGCCAGACCCCCGGCAGCCTCTTGAAGAGGCTCTGTCTCAGTGCGGGCAGCTGGTGTGCCACAACGCCAAATTTGACGTATCTTGGCTTCTTGAAATGGGCTTCGCCCTGCCAGACAGCGTGTGGTGTACGATGATCGGCGAATACATCTTCGCGCGAGGGCAGTGGGTTGGCTTGTCTCTGAAGGAGACTGCTGAACGTAGAAACGTGACCCGAAAACGCTCGGACGTCACCGACGAGTATTTCAAGCAAGGCATTGGCTTTGACCAGATGCCTCTCGGCGTGATGGTGGAGTACGCCGACACAGACGTATTGTCGACCGCGGAAATATACCTGCGGCAGCTTGACGATCTCTACGACAAGAAAAACGCCGGCTTGAAGCCAGTATTCGACCTGATGTTCGACATGCTGTGGTTTCTTGTAGACATTGAGCGGAACGGCATTCAAATCGACCTTGACGCCTTGTCCGGGGTGGAAGAGCAGTTCAAAGCCGAGAAAGCGGAAATTGAGAAGCGCCTGCAGGAGATCGTCGGCACGGTGATGGGCGACACCCCTGTAAATCTTAACAGCGGGCCAGACATGACCGCCGTGGTCTATAGCCGCCGGGTAACCGACCGGGAACTTCACAGGCGCATGTTCAACATAGGCGTGAACGCTGCAGGGAAGCCCCTGCCCTCCCCTCGAATGAACCAGTCGGAGTTTGCTGCCGCCGTGCGCGCGACGACCGACGTGGTGCAGAAGACAGTCGTGCATTGCTGCCCCGACTGCAGAGGCTCCGGCAAGCAGACTAAGTTCCGCAAGGACGGGCAGCCATACAAACGCCAGCCCAAGTGCAAAGTCTGCGGGGGAAGCGGCGCCGTATACGTCCCGACCGGCCAGAAGGCAGGCTTGAAGCTGGTCCCCGAAGGTCCGAGAGACGCATCCATAAACGGCTTCAAGGTCGACAAGGACACTATCAAGCGTCTCATCGCGCAAGCGGAGAGCAAGAACCGCCCTGTCGCCGTGGAGTTTCTGCAGAAGATCTCCCGGCTGAATGCCGTAAACACGTATCTTTCGTCATTCGTCCACGGCATCCAGAAATGGACCCGAGACGATGGCCTTCTCCACGCGAACTTTAACCAGACCGTCGCGAAGACTGGTCGCCTGTCTTCGTCGAAGCCCAATTTCCAAAACCAGCCAAAGGGCGGCAAGTTTCCGGTCAGGAAGGCGGTCGTCAGCCGGTTTGAGAACGGTCTGATATTAGAGGCAGACTTCTCGGGGCTGGAGTTTCGTGTCGCCGGGGAGCTGTCCCGAGACACACAGATCATCGAGGATATCCTCGGCGGCAAAGACATCCACAAACAGACTGCGTCGATCATCAATCAGTGCGACATGTCTGAAGTAACCAAAGACATGAGACAAGCCGCCAAGCCGTTCTCCTTTGCCCCATTGTACGGGGGACAGGGCGCGACAGAACCTCCTCACATACAGGAATACTTTCGGGAGTTCTTTAACATCTACAAGGGTATGGCGCGCAAGCAGAGGGAGTGGATGGACGGCGTCTTACGGGACGGCATCGTACGCATCCCATCTGGCCGGGAGTACTACTTCCCCGGCGCTCGACGCCTTAGGAGCGGACGGATTACCAACGCCACGGCCGTGGTGAACTATCCGGTTCAAGGTTTTGCGACCGGCGATCTGGTTCCTCTGGCCTGCGTCCGCGCTCTGCGGATTTTCCGCCGTGAGAGGCTGCAGTCGAAGCTTATCTTGACCGTACACGACAGCATCGTCGTAGACGTATACCCGGCAGAACTTGAGGCTGTGCGAGACGCGTTGGCCGAGGCGATGGACATCCGCGACGAGGCTAAAGACCGCTTCGGATACGACTTCGCACTGCCGCTGGATATAGAGATTGAGGCTGGGCCGAACTGGATGACGCAAGAGGCAGTGCCGTTGTCTGGCGCGGTGGCTGCGTAGTCAAAAACTACCTTAACAATTCACTTTGCTCTTGCGTTATGTGTTTTGTTAAGGTAACTTTGGGACTCCAACGAAACGGAACACGGAGTCCCACTCTTATGTCCACTGAAGTCGCAGTTATTGACGCTGCCGAGCAGCAGCGCCTCGCCGAAATGATGGGCGCCAAGAAACAGCAGACGGGCGGCGTCCCGCAGCTGAAGATCAACCTCCACCATGAAGACGCGGATGACCGGCCGATCCCCGCCGGCACGGTGTTCCTTACGGACATGGACAAGACGGTCTACGCGAAGACTGCCCGCATCCGTGTTCTAGGCCACCACTACCAGTACTCGGAGTACGACCCAGAGCAGAAAAAGACGGTCAACAAGACTGTCATCAACTCCACGTTTCAGCAGGAGTTCCTCGACCAAAACGGAACGACGAAGTGCGGCATGCCCAAGGCAAAGTCCAAGATGGACGAAGGCGAGAAGAAGCGCTTCGAAAACGTAACCTGCTTCCGGCAACTTCGCGTCCTCGCCAGCTACACGGGAAAGACGGCGGACGGCGAAGAGATCACTGTTGAGAACCAGCCCGCGATCATGCGCCTCAAAGGAGCCAACTTCATGCCCTTTGAGGAAGAGGTGATGAGTAAGCTGCCGTCTGGTCGCGATCTTTGGGATTTTGGCGTGGACCTGTCTCTGGAGAAGATGAAGAACGGGTCGGTCACGTACTTCGTGATCCACTTTACGCCTGACTTCGCAAACCCCCTCCCTCTCGACAACGACACCGTCGAAACTCTGAAGCACTTTGCGGCTATGATCGAAGGCGAGAACCGCAAGGTCATCGAGGCGCATAATCAGGCCATTCGGCAGCGTACTGAGGCCTACGACCTCGGCGCGGATCTTGAAGCGGATGTAGCCTGATGCAGATGTCGCTCTCAGTACTTGAGGCGCAGATCCGCTTAACCCTTGACGCTGTCTCCAACGGAGCTGGCGTCGAAGTGGACGAAGAGTGGATTGAGCAGGCGGGAGAGGAGTTTAAGGCTGCACTGCGTAAGCAGTTTAAGCCAGACACTCGGGGTTTTCGACTGCGCATGTCCAATATCGGCCGTCCCCTCTGCCAACTGCAGATGCAGAAGGCAGGCGTTGCAGAGGCCCGCAAGCCGTACAACCACGTCATGCGGATGCTCATCGGGGACTCGGTCGAGGCGATCCTGCGTCTGGTGCTGAAGGCGGCTAAGATCGACGTAACCAGTGACGGCGACAGGGTGGCGTTGCCGGTGTGCGGGATTGAGGTTTCGGGCGAAAGCGACCTCGACATCGAACACCGCGTCTACGACATCAAGTCGTCGTCTCCGTGGGCTTTCAAAAACAAGTGGAAGAAGGGGTACTCCGCCCTCAAGGAGGAGGACAACTTCGGCTACATCGGGCAGCTGTATGGGTATGCAGATGCTCAAGGAAAGCCCCCGGGCGGCTGGGTGGTGGCAGACAAGTCATCCGGTGAAATTGCCGTCGTAGAAATCGAGGAAACTGAGGAGCATGCCACGCGGGTCCGCGCCGAGCGCGAGGCAACCGTGTCGGCAATCGTGGACGACGCCCCGTTCCAGAGATGCTTCCAGCCCTTCGACGAGACCTATTACGGTAAAAATACCGGCGGCAAACGTCTGCCAAAGGCCTGCACGTTCTGCTCCTTCCTTGGTTCGTGTTGGCCCGAGGCGCGCTTCCTCCCCGCGCCCGCGTCCAAGGCCAAAAACCCGCCCAGCCACTGGTACGTCGATCACCCGGACATGGGCCATGCCGATTAAGGCACAGTCGGCAAAGGCAAAGGGCCGGCGTCTGCAGCAATGGGTACGAGACCGTATACTCGAAAACAGCCCGAAGCTGCAGCCAGACGACGTGAGGTCCACAAGCATGGGCGCGGGGGGCGAAGACGTGCAGCTGTCCCCCGCAGCCCGCAAAAAGGCCCCCTTCTCCATTGAGTGTAAGGCCCGCGGTAAGTTCGCGGTCTACAGCCTATACGATCAGGCCGTCGACAACTGCCCCAAAGACGCCGAACCACTTTTGGTGGTGAAGGGAGACCGCAAAAAGCCCCTCGTCGTGGTCGACGCGGAGTGGTTCTTCAAGCAGGCAGTGAGGAAATGAGCAAAGCACCCGAAATAGAGCAGAACAGCGTAGTCTTGCAGTTCCACGCACAGGAAGACGGCAACTTCGCGATCTCCACCGGACACAGGTTTTCTGAAGACTTTCCCGAAGAGGCGTATCTAAGCGTTTTGGGACTTGTGCGCGGCATAATCGTCGCCTGCGAGGTAGACCCCCAATATCTGCAGAAGATGGCCTATGCCTCACACGTCGGCGTGGAGCTTCAGCGCCGCGAGGAGGAAATCGACCGGGAGCTGCAGATCGAAGAGATGCCGGACGGCCCAAACATCGCCAAGCTGGATTTTGGGGGGAAGATGCAATGAGCGTGTCTCAAGAAGATTTTGCGGGGTGGACGTGTCTGATGTGTCGGCAAAAAAAGCTTGGCACGACGTATACCCGCCGTGGCCTCGGGCCATTGTGCCGCTTCTGCGCCAAGGACGTCGAAAGACATTCCGCCGAACCCGGCAATAGCAAGATCGTGTCTGACGGCGGCTCTACGGACTACTACAAGCTGCCGGAGCACGCCGCAGAACTTCGCCACCTGATCAGCCACAAAGGCATGAGCAAGAGCCGAGGCGACGTCTTCAAGGCCTGCTACCGGCTGGGCGAGAAAGAGGGCGCGGAAATCCTCTACGACCTCCGCAAGATGAAGTTCTTCGTCGAGGATCTCATTGAAATGTATGAGCGGGGAGAGCGGCTTTGAGCAACATCGTAGAGATACCGATACCCGACAGCTTGAAGTCGTTGGCGGAAAGAAAGTCCGGCCAAGTAGGCGAACTCCGCAACAGCATTACGAAAGGCGCGGGCAATGTTGCCGGCGCTCTCGGCGAGATGGTCGTCGCCGCGTATACGGGCGCGCGCATCGACGACGACTACGAGTACGACCTGATGCTGCCTGATGGCTCCCGCGTGGATGTGAAAACCAAGCGCACGACTGTTCCGCCGGACCCGTCTTTCGAGTGCAGCATCGCCGCCTTTAACACCACGCAGCTGACTGACGCCTACTGCTTCGTGCGCGTTATGAGCAGTCTGTCTACGGCCTACGTTCTCGGCTGGATGGGCAAGCGTGACTACTTCGACCGCGCCACGTTCCACCGTGAAGGCGACGTCGATCCCGACAACAACTTCGTTTTCAAGGCGGACTGCTACAACCTTCGTGTGTCCGACCTTCACCCCATACAACATTATCACAGGAGTGCTGCGGCATGACCCAAACACCGTACGGAGACTACTACCGGCCCGAAGACGACCGTATGGACGAGTGGGACATGGTCCGCGAGTTCCATGAAGCCTACGGGCTGCCGGTCGCTGTCGACGACGCGGCGGTGGACGGCATGGATCTTCGGCGAGAGCTGATTGAAGAGGAACGCCGAGAGCTGCTCAAGGAGCTTGTAGATCTCGCCTACGTCACGGTGGGGGAAGATGTAGAGTGGGGTGAGAAATATCCCCGTTCCATCACTGTGCTAAAGCTTTTTGCCGAGGCTATGGGCTTCGATTTCGATGGCGCCTTTCGGGAAGTCCACCGCTCAAACATGTCCAAGCTGGGCAGCGACGGAAAGCCTGTGAAGCGAGAGGACGGCAAGGTTCTGAAAGGTCCGAACTACACGCCTGCGGACATGACTGACTTTGTCTGAACCACGAAAGTGTGTCTTGCGCTAGGTGCTTTATTAGTGTAAGATTTAGGGTGTCTCCTTTAGCCAACTGGACCCCGCTTCGGCGGGGTCTTTTTTCCTCTAATCACAAGAACAGGAGCAGAGATGACCTCAAACTACCTGCCCACAGACTTCCAGTCGTTCATCCACACCAGCCGGTACGCGCGCTGGCTAGACGCCGAGCAACGGCGCGAAAGCTGGGCTGAGACTGTCGGACGATACGTTGAAAATGTCGTGGTCAAGGCGACCCGGGACGAAGTAATCGTCGACGACATTGAGGACGCCATCCTAAACCTTGAAGTGATGCCGTCGATGCGGGCGATGATGACTGCCGGTCCTGCTCTAGACCGGGACAACACCGCCGGCTACAACTGCTCCTACCTGCCTGTGGACGACCCCAAGTCCTTTGACGAGGCTATGTTTATCCTGCTGTGCGGGACTGGCGTGGGGTTCTCGGTAGAACGCCAGTACGTCAACAAGCTACCGGAAGTCCCCGAGCCCCTCACCGAGTCGGACGACGTCATTTCCGTCAAGGATTCCAAAGAGGGCTGGGCTAAGGCACTGCGGAAACTCATCGCCTTGCTGTACGCGGGCGAAATCCCGGCGTGGGACGTGTCCAAAATCCGTCCTGCGGGAGCGAAGCTGAAGACATTCGGCGGCAGGGCCTCTGGGCCGGGTCCGCTTGTGGATCTGTTCAACTTTGTCGTGGAGACGTTCAAGGGCGCGGCCGGGCGCAAGCTGTCGTCTCTAGAGTGCCACGACCTTATGTGCAAGATCGGCGAGATCGTCGTCGTCGGCGGCGTACGCCGGTCGGCCATGATCAGCCTGTCGAACCTGTCGGACGACCGTATGCGCCACGCTAAAACCGGGCAATTCCCGCCGCATCGGTTCCTGTCGAACAACTCTGTCGCTTACACCGAAAAGCCAGACGCGGCCAGTTTCCTGCGTGAATGGTCCGCCCTTGCCGACAGCGGGTCAGGCGAACGCGGCGTCTTCAACCGGGTTGCCAGCCAGAAGCAGGCAGAGAAGTTTGGACGCCGTGATCCGGGGCATGACTTCGGAACCAATCCTTGCTCCGAGATCATCCTTCGCCCGTACCAGTTCTGCAACCTCACTGAGGTAGTTATCCGCGCCACAGACACGGAGGAAAGCCTTGAACGGAAAATCCGCGTGGCAACTATTCTCGGAACAATTCAATCCACGCTCACCCATTTTCCGTACCTGCGAAAAGTGTGGAAGAAGAACACGGAGGAGGAGCGTCTGCTGGGCGTGTCTCTTACAGGTATTATGGACAACACGCTGACGAACGGACGCGAGGGCGACCTAAAAACGCTTCTGGAGCGGCTGCGGGCAGTCGCCGTGCAGACCAACAAGGAGTGGGCCGAGAAGCTGGGCATACCGCAGTCTGCGGCTGTGACGTGCGTTAAGCCCTCAGGCACAGTCAGCCAGTTGGTAGACAGCGCCAGCGGCATCCACGCCCGACACAGCCCCTACTACATCCGCACTGTGCGGGGCGACAACAAAGACCCGCTGACGCAGTTTATGAAGGATCAGGGCATCCCCAGCGAGCCATGTGTGTACAAAGGCGACACGACGACAGTCTTCAGCTTCCCGATAAAGGCGCCCGAAGGCGCTGTGATGCGGAAAGACATGAGCGCTGTGGAGCAACTCGAAATGTGGCTAGCATACCAGCGCCACTGGTGTGAGCATAAGCCGTCCGTGACCGTGTCGGTGAAGAAAGACGAGTGGTTTGAGGTAGGCAATTTCGTCTACGACCACTTCGACGAGATGTCAGGTGTCAGCTTCCTGCCCTTCGACGACCACGTCTACCAGCAGGCGCCATATCAAGACGTGGCGCGGCAAGAGTACGAAGATTTGCTGGCGGTGATGCCGGAGAACATCGACTGGTCGAAGTTGAAAGAGTACGAGGCCGAGGACCAGACCAAGTCGAGCCAAACGCTGGCCTGCACCGGAGACGTTTGCGAGATCGTGGACATCGGCGCTTAGGCAAACAGACACGGACAAGACCACGGGCCGCACCTCTTATAGGGGTGCGGTCTTTTCTTTGCTGTGGTATAATTTAAGGGCGGGCCAAGGCAGCCCGTATCCCCACAAATCGCAGCAATAAGAAGGCTCTCTATGTCCAAGAAAGCCCGCCGCTACACGCGCAAAGAGAAGGTCGCACAAGGCATGAAGCCGACCCCAAAGTACCAGAAGTCCGTTGAAATAGTACCGCAAACCGATAAGCAAGAGGAATACATAGACGCCCTGCAGTACAACGACATGGTCATCTGCACGGGCTGCGCCGGCACCGGCAAGACATACGTAGCGGTCTCATTTGCCTGCCATCTCTACCTTACCGGCCAGATCAGGCAGATTATCATCACCCGGCCCAATATCGCGGCCGGCGGCACGTCTCTTGGCAGCTTCCCGGGCGAGAAGATCGAGAAGATGATGAACTGGATGGGGCCGGTCCTGCGAGTGATGCAGCACCACTTCGGCAAGCAGAAGGTAGAGGCGATGATAGACGCCGAGGAGATCCTGATAGAGCCGTTCGAGACCATGCGCGGCATGTCGTTCGAAGACGCCTTCGTGCTGCTGGACGAGGCGCAGAACGCCAGCTTCGACGAGCTGAAGATGTTCCTGACCCGGATCGGCGAGAACACGGTTACCGTGGTCGACGGGGACATCGCGCAAAGCGACCTTGGCCCCGCCAGCGGACTGCTGCGCGTGATTAACGTCGCCAAGCGCAACCTGATGCCGGTGCCAGTCGTCGAATTTACGGAAGACGACATCGTACGCAGCGACCTGTGCGCGATGTGGATTAAGGCATTTTCTAACGAAGAAAGCCCCGCAGTCGCTTGACTACGGGGCCGAAGTTGCCTAGATAGGATGTGAGGCTCAGGGCTTGCTCTGGTTACCTCTGCTAGGTACCCCCCGGTTTGGTCGCCGGGGGGTTTTCTTATGGTTACTGGGTTTGCTCTTCCTCTTCAAGCATACGCCATGTGTCGTCGTACTCTTCCGCCTGCTCTCCTTCAGCTTCAAAGGTAGCGTTGGCCCCTGCCCGACTTCTTTGCACGATATATCCGTTTACGGCGTCCCTCACTCGCTCAGTGATACGTTTTTGGGCCGCAGCGGCCTCTGGGGAGTTCCGTAAAGCGACAGCTAGATCTTCTGGGCGTTTAAGAAGCTCTCTCATAGCGTCTTGCGTCTTTTCAGCAGGAGTCCTCGATATCAGCTTCCCAAAGAAGTTTGCACCAAGCTGGGCTTCTTGCAGACTTGCCCCTGCGCTACTGGCCACGCCGAGACGGGAA